TCCGCGCCCTGCTCGACGCGATGGCGGGGACGACGGAATTAGGCTGCTCCTACACGGCTCCGACATTCGGCGCGAACTACCCGGATGGTGTCTGCGTCGAGGGATACCTATGGGATGCCGATTCCGGCGACGCGGACGGAGACGTATGGGCCTATACCAGCGGCGGCGAGATCCCGTGTCCGTTCTGTAACCGAAAGGCGGCCATCGAGGCGTGCGCGGAGGAGATGGCTTTCGACAGCCCGAACGAGCGCCACAGGCCGCACCACTTCAGGAAGCGGGCCGAGAAGCGCATCGACACGCACCTGCACGACATGCAGCTTCGCTACGGACCGTTCAGGCGATGACAACCAATGACATCGCCCGCGCCTGCCCCGCCCGCCTCGGGCCGGTGCTGCGGGCGCTGATGGGGGAGGACTAGATGGACTGGCAACCGATTGAGACGGCACCGAAGGATGGAACGGTGATCGATGTGTGGCTGGGCGACGCCGATGCGCCGGAAGTAGATTTCTACTGCACGTTCGGCACACGCCGGTCTGCTGGCTGGCAGTGGCGTCAGGGCAAATTCCGTCCCGTGCATGGCATGCATGTGCCGGTGGTCGGCGTTCAGCCTACCCACTGGATGCCCCTGCCCGAGGCCCCCGATGACCCGCCCCAGACGGGCGAGTCGAGGTGCCCCGATGACCCGCGCAGCCGCCCACGCCGCCGTCCGCGCCCTGCTCGACGCGATGGCGGGGACGACGGAGGGGAGGGTGGGTGACCGCTGAGCAGACAACCGGCATCTTCCGGACGCTGAAGGCCGACCGCAAGCGGCTCGACGCCGTGAAGCCGCTCGCGGCCGAGGTCAAAGCGGCGCGCGTCGCGTTTGCCGCTGCCCGAACCGAGTCTGAACAGACCAAGGCGGTCGTCGACCTGCTCTCGGCGGCCCTGAAGATTGAACGCTGGTATGACCACGTGACTGCGCATGAACGAAAGCACACTGAAGGGTAAGATGGTCGACCGGGTCCGGGAGCGCCGGCCTGACTTCTGGACCATCAGACACGAGGAACGGTTCAACAGCGGAACGCCCGACATCAGTTTGACCGGAAACGGTGGAACGTCGTGGTGGGAGGTGAAGTATGCAAACCCCGACGTACGGGGTCCGGGCATACAAAAATTTGTCTTGAATCGGCTGGCCAAAGCGGGGTATGCTCGGTACGTCATCTTCGCTGAGCGCAAAGGCGTGCGTTCAACGAGAATCGTTCACCCGAGGCACCTAGACGCGTGGGTCGAGACCTATGAATGGCTCGTCCCGGGGTTCGACGTCGAGGCGGCACTCACAGAGATACTGGCTCGCCATGATCACCATTTCGGATCGAAGTGAATACATCGGGGCGCACGTGCGACCCGAAGTGAAGGAGGCTATCAAGGATGCCTCCAAGCGCCGCGAAATGTCCATCTCAGCGTGGGTCGCGGACGCTGTCGAAGGTCGTCTCATCGCCGAAGGCTTCGAGCCGAAGGTGATGACGGATGACGGCCCCAAGCCCCTGCTCGACGTCGCTGAAGCCGCCGAGTGAACCCGAGGATGCGAATGAAAGACGTGACCCCAATCGAAGAGTTCGGCCGCCAGCTCATCGTCACCGGCGACCTCGACCCCCTGTACATCGCGCTCGTCGGCGCCGAGCTGGAGCCGACGAAGCTCAAGCGGCTGCTGTTCGCCTACTGGTGCTTCTACAACGCGGGCGCTGCGAGCTACATCGCGGATGCCCCGACGGCTGACAAGTACTGGGGCCGCATGCTCAAGGCGGCCTACAACACCGCCGAGACACCCATTGGCGGCCGGTGGCCCCGAGGGCACGAGCGCCGGCACTTCCGAGGCGCTGCGGCCATCACCGCCGTCGACAGCTACATGCAGCTCGCGCCCGACGGCCCCGAGGCCCTCGTGGACGCCTTCGCCAATCACCCGCGTGACCACGGCAAGGAGGGTCGGCTCCCCTTCAAGCTGGTCTCGAAGCGCGTCCAGCAGCTGCGCCTGTTCGGGCCGTGGATGGCCTTCAAGGTCGGCGACATGCTCGAACGGGTCATGGGCGTTCCGATCTGCTTCGAGGACGCCGACGTGTTCATGTTCGACTCGCCCTACAAGGCGGCGCTGATGCAGGCCGACATGCTCATCGGGAACCGCGACGAGTTCCCGAGCGACGCGAGCCGTATCAAGTGGGTCGTCGACCACCTCGGTCAGGCCTACAGCGACCTTGCCGCGCCGCCGCACTTCGACCGACCCATCCAGCTGCAGGAGGTCGAGACCGTCCTGTGCAAGTGGAAGTCGTCGCTGTCGGGGCACTACCCGATGGGGCTCGACTCGCGCGAGCTGTCCCTGGGTCTTCATGAGTGGAGTCTCGTCAGCGAGACCGCACAGCAGCTCGGCGCGGCGTTCCGGTCGTTTCTGGACGGCGACCACAATCAGCAGGCGCTGCACGAACTGAACGCCCAGGCGGCCGGCCGGATGCGCGGCGAGCCCTGGGAAGGAGCGAAGTCGTGATCCTGATCCTCGTGACCGGCCCGAACGCCTCGGGCAAGACGACCTCAGTGAAGGCGGCTCTGACGCCGTGGGTCGACGACCCGCGCGTGGCCACAGTGTACGCCGACAACGGCTCGGGCTGGAAGCTCAAGCCGGCGGAGATGATGGCCAAGCTCATCGACCTGTGCGACACCGGCGTGCCGGTGATCGTCGTCGAGGGCACCAACCGTATCGCCTCGGCCGTGCTCGACATCAAGCGGCAGATCGGCGCCCGCACGCTTATCGTCCACGCCACCCGAGCCTCGGCCGAGGATATGAAAGCGTCCATCCGCCGCCGCTGCGAGGGCAACGGCAAGGAGTTCAAGGCCGAGTACTGGACCACGAAGATGTGCGAGTACGAAGGCCGAGGGCGCTATCGCAACCTCATCGGCAAGCACGGCGTCACGGCGACGTGGTGGCAGATGGATCTCGAATTCAGCTACGCGCCGGCCTTCATCGCAATGCTGCGCAAGCAAGTCGAAGAGGAGCTGGCCAAGTCATGACCAATCTGCTCACACTCAACACGCCGGTCGAGACCTACTCGTTCGACGGGCACCCGATCCTCGTGAAGCGCGAAGACCTCTCGTGCCCCGAGCCCGGTCCGAGCTTCTCGAAGCTGCGCGGGGTCGTCGCCCACATCGCGAAGCGGCCCGAGCCGGTCATCGGCGTGCTCGACACCTACCACTCCAAAGCGGGGTGGGCCGTCGCGTACACCTGCCGTGCCCTAGGCAAAGAGTGCGTCAACTTCTGGCCCCGGTATACCGCCGATCCCGACGGTCACCTCCGGAGCCAGCAGGAGAGGGCGCGCGAGCTGGGCGCGTCCCTCGTCGCGCTGAAGGCCGGCCGCTCGGCGATCCTGTACCACGCCGCGAAGTCGAGCCTGAAGGCGACGCATGGCGCGCACGGCGCCTACCTGATGCCCAACGCGCTCAAGCTGCCCGAGTCAGTGACCGAGAACGCCGCTGAGTTCGAGCGCACGTTCCTCAACGAGCGGCGCCCGGGGCACGCGGCGCTCCCCGAGGACGGGACACTCGTGATCAGTGTCAGCTCGGGCACTGTCGCCTCGGGCATCGTCAAGGGTCTGGTCGCCAGCCGACTGGAATACGACGTCGTGTTCCACATGGGCTATTCGCGCAGCACCGAGGCCCTGAAGGACTACATCGCCCAGATGTCGGGCACGACGTGGAGGCACAACTGGCGCCTCGTCGACGAAGGCTACAGCTACGCTGACGCGGCCAAGGACGTGTCGGTGCCGTTTCCGTGCAACCCGTACTATGACGCGAAAGCCTGGAAGTGGCTGACGCGCCCCGGCATCCTCGACGAGCTGGCCGTGCGCGGCCCGGTCGTCTTCTGGAACATCGGAGCCTGACGTGCTCATCGTCGCCTCGTTCATCGTCGGCATCGTCGTCGGCGTCGTGCTCACCCTCGCTTGGGCGTGCCTGCCCACGGACAACATCTTCTGATGGCCAAGCCGACCTATGCCGAGGCCCGTGACTATCTCACGATGACCTCGGAGAAGCCCAACGAGACCCGCCGCGAGGGTGAGTGCTTCCGGCACTTGTTCTCGACGTCGTTTGGCGGCCCACTGCGCGTGCTGGAGCTGTTCGCGGGCATCGGGCTGCTCGCCAGCGTGCTCGACGACCTCGACCTGATCCAGTCCCACGAGGCCTGGGACTACTCGCAGGCCTGCATCGAGCGGCTAAAGGTCTTGCGCCCGAACAGCGTGCTACACTGCACAGACTCGTTCAAGGCGCACATCCCGACGCCCGGGCATTACGACCTGATCAGCGCCGATTTCAACAGCTGGACGGCGAAGAAGTGGGCGTTCAATCCCGAGTATCGGGCGGTCACCGACCGCATCTTCAAGGCCGGCGCGCCGTATGTCCAGTTGACGGACGCGGCGGTCGGTTGGGTGCATCTCAACGCCAAGACGTATGAGATGAGCCTCACGCACATCGCCGGCTACGGGGTCTCGGTCGACCCGAACATCCCCAGCTATCTCTCGGCGGTGAGCTATGTGGTTGGCCGCCACTACGGGTATCGGCCGATCCGTATCGCCTATCACTCGCGGGCCGCCTACATCCTCTTCGAGCGTGGCCCGTTCAACAATACCGTCGCGGGCCTCGCCCGAGACGAATACAAGAAGGTGGTGTGATGGACATCGATCAGCAGCTCACCGAGGGTCTGACCCAGGACGTCCTCGAACAGACCGACCCGTACGCGTTCTTTATGCAGAGCGAGCCCCACCTGAACAAGATTGAACCCCAGGTGGACCCCGAGACCGGGTGGCGGTACACGTACCGCGACATCGGCATGGTGCGGAACGCGAGCGAGGCGAACACCCGGGAGATGAAGGTGTTCCTGGAGCCCATCCCGCACGTCGTTCTGCCCGAGCAGAACGTGCCCCTGCGGGGCTGGTACAAGGGCAAGTACGAACCCGATAACGTGCGGCCGCGCCCGTGCATGACCGATGCGCTGCTCACCCAGCCGTATGGCGGCTTCTGCGCCGTCGGGTGCGCCTTCTGCTACATCAACCACGGCGTGCGCGGGTATCGCGGTCAGGGCCTCGCGACGGTTGACCCGTTCTACGGTGACAAGATCCGGAAGCAGATCGAAGGCATGCGCATCGGCACCGCCGTGTACATGTCGTCGTTCATCGACCCGTTCCTGGAGCTGGAAGACCACTACCACAACACCCAGAACACGTCGCAGGCGGCGGTCGACCACGGCCTTCCCATCTTCTTCCTGACGCGCAAGCACGTGCCGGGCTGGGCGTACGATCACCTCAAGCGCAACAAGCACAGCTACATGCAGTTCTCGATCAACACCTCCAAGCCCGACGACTGGCGCAAGCTGTCGCCTCGGGCCGAGTCGCTGGAGCATCAAATCGAGCAGGTGCGTGAAATGCGCCGCCACGGCATCTACGTGTCCATCCAGGTCAACCCCATCGTTGCCGGGGTCGTGACCAACGATGACATCGTGGAGTTGATCCACATGCTCGCCGAGGCCGGCGCCAACCACCTCATCTTCAAGTTCGTGGAGATCAGCTACCCTGCCGTGCAGGCCATGATCAACCAGATGAAGGTGCGGTTCGGCGAGAAGCGCGGACAGGCGTTCGGCGACCTGTTTACGTGCAACATCGGCGGCCAGCGCACCATCGACGAGGCGTACCGCATCGCAGCCTTCGACCGGTTCATGATCGAGACGAAGAAGGCCGGCGTCACGATGTCGCTGTGCTATGAGTATGAGTTCGAGCGCGACGCCGCCGGCAAGGTGCTGCGCTCGCGAGGCAAGTCCCTCGGGTACAAGTACCTGACGGGCGACCAGTGCCACGGCCAGCGCGTGCCCATCTACCACCGGCAGTCGGGCAACGAGCTGTTCCAGCCCATGGACGTCTGCCCGCCGTCGGGGTGCCTCTCGTGCGGCGAAGAGTTCGGCGGCGACAAGCACGTGCCGTGCGGGTCGTTGATGCTCGGCTCGGCGCCCAAGCTGATGCCGGTCGACTACAAGAAGCCCATCGACCTCGACAAGTACCAGGGCAAGTTCATCCCACTGCGTCGACTCGACGACTGAAACCGCGATAGACTCTCGCCCTGAAGGAGCGAACGAATGAAGCCAGTGATCAGAACATTCAGCGGGCTCTATGTGAACCCGCTGAACCTCGCCCAGAAGGACGTGCGCGTCGAGGACATCGCGCACGCCCTCGCCAACTGCAACCGTTTCGCCGGCCACCTGAAGAAGCCGATCAGCGTCGCCCAGCACTCGGTGTACGTCTCGCGGCTCTGCGAGCCGTATGGGCCGCACGTCGCCTATCAGGCGCTGTTCCACGACGCCTCGGAGGCATACCTGGGCGACGTGACGAAGTGGCTCAAGCAGACCCCCGCCATGCGCGGCTATCGCCAGGCCGAGGAGCGCGCCCAGCGCACGATCTACACGGCCCTCGGCATCACCATCGTTCAGCACCCGGCCGTCGGCCGCGCCGACACGCTGATGGTGCGCTACGAGGGCTCCCGGGGCTTCGCGAAGGATTGGGCGCCGGCCGGCGTCCCCAGTGCGAAGTACCCGCCCCTGACGCCCGAGGAAGAAGCGCAGGTCGGGGCGTGGGGCTTCTGGTCGTGGCGCGAGGCCCGTCAGGGCTTCCTCGACCAGCAGGCCCGACTCATCCGGCAACTGGACGGGGTCCTCACGGACTCCAGCCGTCCACTGCCCAGCCGTACCCTGAGCTGGGCCGCCAAGCGCATTGTGCGCAAGTTCAACGACGCGCTGATGGGGGAGTACACGCGATGATCATCAACATTCGGAGCACCGGCGGCTCAGGCAAGTCAACCCTCGTGAAGCGCATCATGGCGCGCTACTCAGCGCGCACGCCGCACTACACCGACGGCCGGCGGCGCCCGTTCTTCAACGTGTGCACGCACCCCAAGGCGGGCCGCCTCGACCTGCTCGTGCCGGGGCACTATGAGGTCGCCTGCGGCGGGTGCGACACGCTGAAGAGCCCGCAGCAGGTCTACGACATCATCCGCGAGCACGGCATCAACATGCACCGTGACGTCCTCTTCGAGGGCATCATCGTCGGCGATGACTTCAAGCGCGCCGCCGCGCTGGCGGAGGAGTTCGGCGACGACTTCCGGGTGATCGTCCTGTCGACCCCGATTGACGAGTGCCTCCGGAGCATCGGAGAGCGGCGGACGGCCAAGGGAAATGACAAGCCGCTCGACCCGACGAACACCGTCAACCGCGACGCGAACCTCCGCAAGCGGATGATGCCCCGGTTGAGGGCCGCCGGGGTGCGCGTCGAGGAGCTGAGCCGCGACGAGGCGTACGACTACCTCGTGGCGGTACTGGACCTCGCGTGATCCCGTACGGTCACGTCATTCCGCGTGCAAGCGTTCTCGTGGCCGACCCGGCCTGGCAGTTCGGCGACCGACTGCCAGGCCTGGCCCGAGGCGCTGACAAGCACTACGCCACGATGTCCATTGAGGACATCTGCGCGTTGGAGTTGCCGCCGCTCGCCGACGATTGCGTGTTGTTCCTCTGGCGCGTCGCCTCGATGCAGGATGAGGCGCTGAGGGTCATCCGCGCGTGGGGCTTCAACGGCCCCAAGAGCGAGCTGATCTGGCTGAAGCGAACGGTGAAGGGGAACCGGTGGTTCGGGATGGGGCGGTACGTGCGCGCCGAGCACGAGACCTGCCTGATTGCGACCCGAGGCCGGCCGACCCGGAAGGCCGCCAACGTGCGGTCGACGTTCGAAGCTATCAACTGGGGCCACAGCGAGAAGCCTGACGAGTTCTACAACATCGTCGAGGCGCTGTATGACGGCCCCTACACCGAGCTGTTCGCGCGAAACCCGGTGCGCCGGCCGCACTGGACCTATCTGGGAGACGAAGCATGAAGAATGTGGCCCACTACTTCGGGGTGGCTCGTGAGCGTGAGCGCATCCGTCGGAAGCGAGAGTGGGGCGCGCCGCGCGAGACCTGGACCGATGACCCCATCTTCCAGCAGTGGCGCTTCACGAACGTGCATCGCGAGAACGACAAGACGACGGTGTGGTTCCGCGAGAACGTCCGCTCGAAGGTCTCGGGTCTGCGCGCGGTCGAGGCCTGTCTGATCTTCCGCTGGTTCAACCGCATCGAGACCGGCGAGCGGATCACCGACCTGCTCGTGGAGGGCTGGGACACCGAAGAGGCGCGTCGCCGGCTGAAGGGTGTCGCGCCGCTCGTCACCGGCGCCTACATGGTCCACTCGCCCATCGGGTTCAACAAACTCGACGGCCTGCTGTACGCCATCGACGAGGCGCGGCCGCATCTTCGTCGCTGGTGGGAGAGTCCGCCACCGGTGCGGTCGCTCCAGCACACGTTCGAGCACCTGGTGGCTCTGTACAACATGGGCGAGTTCAGCGCGGGCGAGGTCGTGATCGACCTGCGCTACACCGACGTGCTGGACAAGGCGCCCGACATCAACACGTGGACCGTCGCCGGCCCGGGCTGCACTCGCGGTCTCGGCTGGCTGATGGCCGACGACCCGGCGCACTACCGGTACGGCTCGACGCAAGACCAGGCGACGATGCTCGGGGTGATGTGGGACCTTCTGGAGGCGAGTCGCGACCCGCGCCACTGGCCGACCGAGTGGGAACCGTGGGAACTCCACGAGTGCGAAATGTGGGCCTGCGAGTACGCGAAGTACCGGAGCGCCCAGACCGGAGCCCGTTTGAAGCGGCGCTTCGCCGTCAGCTAGGGTAGACTATCGGGTGACGTCTCCGAAGGCCGTCCCCAAGCGAAGGAGTGAGCGAATGCATGTCATCGACGCAACGAACGTCCACACGGCCCTCCCAGAGGCCCTCATCTATCTCGGGCGCCACGGCGTTCAGCGCGATAGCCGAAACGGCCCGGTTCTCGTCGCCCCGGGTCCGGTCTCGACCGTCTACCGCAAGCCGATGCAGCGCGTGCTGTTCTGGCCCGAGCGCGACGCCAACCCGTTCTTCCACCTCTACGAAGCGCTGTGGATGCTCGCCGGGCGCAACGACGTCGCCGGCCCGAGCGCCATCCTCAAGTCGTTCGCCCAGTTCAGCGACGACGGTGAGACCTTCCACGGCGCCTACGGACACCGGTGGCGCGGTTGGTTCCCCCGAGCCGACGAGCACGGCCACGTGGATAACCCGACACCCGTCGATCAGCTGCCCACAATCATTGCGGCGCTGAAGGCCAACCCCGACGACCGGCGCTGCATGCTGCAGATGTGGGACCCGGTCGCCGACCTCGGGCGCGTCGGCAAAGACGTGCCGTGCAACCAGTCGGCCGCGTTCATGATCAACGACGGCAAGTTGGACATGACGGTCTTCTGCCGCTCCAACGACATCATTTGGGGCTGCTACGGCGCCAACGCCGTCCACTTTGCCTTCCTACTGGAGTACATGGCGCTGAAGATTGGCGTGCCGCCCGGGGTCTACACCCAGGTGAGCGTCAACTGGCACGCCTATCAGAACAGCCTGTACGAGCGCGTGCGCACGATCAACACGAGCAGTGCGCGCTGGAGCAACCCGTACGTCTACGACAACAACCTCGAAGACGAGGGCGACGGCAAGCGGGTGCACTACGTGCCGATGCCCGAGAACATCGACGAACTCATCCCCAAGCTGCTGAAGATTGCCGAGGTCACGGACCCCGAGGCGCTGTGCGACCTGGATTGGGACTTCTCGTTCAATCCATGGGCCACGATGGTCTCGGAGTGCTTCGCCGCCTACGTCATGTACAAGCACGGCGACGACGATCCCGAGGACACGCAGGGCGAGTTCGACGGCTCGCCCGACAACGCGGACTGGGTCGTGGCCTGCCGCGACTGGCTGTGGCGCCGTCGCGCCGCCCGAGCTGCGAAGGCGTGAACTGTACATGCGGCATTCCGTTGGCTGAACACGGCAACGGGTGTCTGCGGAGAATGAGCGTGAGCAAGACCGACGAAGCTGTCGACCACCCCAGCCACTACGGCGGCGCCGACAACCCGTACGAGCACATCAAGGTCGCCGAGGCCATGGGCTGGGGTTACCATATCGGGAACGTCACGAAGTACGTGTGGCGCGCCGGCAAGAAGCATCCCGACCTGCTGCAAGACCTGAAGAAGGCCCTCTGGTACCTGCAGCGGTACATCGCGCACTTGGAGAAGAATCAACCATGAAGGGCACCGTCATCCGCATGGAGTATGACAAGGGCTACGGATTCATCCGTGGCGACGCAGACAACCGGGCGCGCTTCATGCACGCGCGGGGTGTCGTCAATCGTGCGGACTTCGACATCATGAAGCCCGGCGACCGCGTGGAGTTCACCCCAACCAACGACGGGCCGAAAGCCGATGGGCTGAGGGCTGTCAACGTCACATTCGCGAGCGAGGACCCCAGTGCTGAATAACCTGCTCACCCTCGACCGGCCGCTCATCGTCTTCGACCTGGAGACGACCGGCAAGGACCCCGGCGAGGCGCGTGCCGTGTCAATGCACATGCACGTCTTCAAGCCCTCGGGCGACGTCACCGAGTACAAGACGCTGATCAACCCTCGGGTACCCATTCCCGAGGAAGCGTCGAAGGTGCACGGCATCACCGACGAGATCATCGAGACGGGATGCGCGAAGTGCTGGCAGCGGGCCGAGGTCCATCCGACCTCGACGTGCCCGGAGTTCAAGCGGGTTCCGACCTTCGACATCCTCGCGCCCCGGCTGTACGAGGGGTTCCGTGACGCGGATTTCGGCGGCTATAACATCCGCAGCTACGACCTCCGGGTCATGCAGGCCGAATTCAAGCGCCACGCGGCGCTGGAGTTCGACTTCTCCAAGGCGCGTATCATCGACGGGCTGCGCCTCTGGCAGGTCGTCGAGCCGCGCACGCTGAGCGATTTCGTGCGGCGATTCGCGAAGCGGGAACTGGAAGGCGCTCACGATGCGAGTGTCGACGTCATCGGCACCCTCGACGGCCTCGTGGGCCTGCTCCAGGAAGCCTCGCAGGTGCCGCGCACGCCCGAGGGCATCCATGACCTGTGCTACCCTCGCGACCCGAACGGCATCGACACCGAGGGCAAGTTCGTATTCATCAGCGGTGTGCCCTGCCTGAACTTCGGCAAGCACAAGGGCGTGCCGCTCCATGCGGGCGCCGCGCAGGGCTTCATGGAGTGGATGTTGGGCCGGGATTTCTCGCCCGAGGTCAAGGAAATCGCACGGCGCGCGTTGGCGGGTGACTTTCCCCGCAAAAGCGAGTAGACTAGCATCTGTGTTCTAGGTCGGCGCAATGACTGCGGTTGCGCCGGCCCTTTTCCACGCGAATGAAGGAGCGAGTGACATGGCCAAGAAGTCTCCCACCCCGGCGCCCCGGCGGCGCGCCCCGAAGAAGCCGCCCACCGTCTTGCCGCACAACGGCATCGAAGTCTCCAGGGTCATCGAAGTCCGGTTCCGCGCGAACGCCTGCTACGACGGCAAGTTCGGGAACCTCCACGTCGAGGCCGGCGCCATCGTCGCCCCGACCGACGACCCGCGCCAAGTGCTCGACCAGCTGAAGCGGTTCGTCGCCGACGAGATCAACAAGGCGGTCGGGGAAGCGAGGCTGTCGTACGCGGCGAGCGGGTTTCCCTGGGGTCAGCGGTCGTGATGACCTGGCACGCAGCGGAGGCTTCAGCTTCGAACCCCGAATGGACCCCGATGGCCACGACCTCCTGGCGCGAGCGTCTGACGTCTTTCGCCGTCTGGCTCGGACAGGTATGGTGTGGCGTGCGCGGCCATGATCGTTACCTCCACACCACCGAGGCCGGCCGGCTCACGCTCCGGTGCGTGGCCTGCTCGCACGACACCCCGGGCTGGGACACCGGTCATCGCGCCTATCGGCGCACGCAGGACGGCGATACCCGTCACAAGATGAGGAGACCCCGTGGCACTCGCAAAGCCCGAAGAGGTTGACGAGACGCTCGCCCGTATCAAGCGCGGGGCCGAGACCTTGCGCATGCAGGTCGCGCAGGTCGAGTACGTGCGCCTCGACCCCGGCCAGGTGACGGAGGTCTTCCATCGGCGCCTGCAGGAGCTCGCGGGCCTCGGGTCCACCTCGGCGTTCCTGCGTCGCGTCGGGTTGGAGTCGGGTGAAAAGCCCGGTTGGTACACCACCGTGGACATGCAGGGACGCGGCTCAGACATCGACGTCTGGCTGGCCGAGCCCGACGACCCGCGCTTCGAGGTCGTGCGCCTCGCCCGAGCATTGAGCGAGGCGCTCACCCGGGCGAACATCAAGTGAACCGCGCGACATTGATCGCGCTCCGGATCGCGCTGTCCAAGTTGCGCAACGCGATTGACGTGGTGGACAGAGAGCTGGGGAAGCTCTTGGAGGAGACAAGCAAATGAAGATTGTTCAGTTGGTCGCCGAGAACATCAAACGCCTCTCGGCCGTCGAGATCACGCCCGAAGGATCGCTGATCACCGTCGGCGGCCTGAACGGCGCCGGCAAGTCCTCGGTCCTCGACGCCATCGCCTATGCGCTCGGCGGCAACAAGCTCGTGCCCGAGGAACCGATCCGCCACGGCGAGACCGAAGCCAAGGTCGTGCTCGACCTCGGCGAGTTCGTCGTCACGCGGAAGTTCTGGTTCAGCGAGGCGAACGAGGTCAAGAGCAGTCTGACCGTAACCAACGCCGACGGGGCCAAGTACCCGTCGCCGCAGGCCATGCTCGACAAGCTGCTCGGCAAGCTGTCGTTCGACCCGCTGGAGTTCGCCCGGGCCGAGCCGAAGGCGCAGCGCGACATCCTCGTCCAGCTGGTCAACCTCGACACGTCGATTCTCGACGACCAGCACCGCGAGGCGTACAGCTTCCGCACGCACTTCAACCGCGAGGTACTGCAGCTCAAGGCGCGGGTCGACGGGATGCCGCATCACGCCGAGGCGCCCGAACAGGAGGTGTCCATCGACGCGATCAGCCAGCGCATGCTCGACGCGGAACACGCGCGGCAGGCCGTGGCCGAGGCGAAGCGCAAGCACGAGCGAGCCCTGGACAGTGTGCACGCCCTGACCGGCGCCGAGCGGCTCGGCCGCGAGACCGTCGAGGAGCTCCGCAAGAAGCTCGCCGAGGCCGAGCAGCGACTGGTGAACGTTCAGGACCGGATCGTTGTCGAGACCGTGGAGGTCGACAAGTTCGCGACCGAGGTCGCCCGTCTGGAGGCCGAGGTGCCGGCCACCGACGTCATTCGCGAGGAGCTCGCGGCGGCCGAGCGCACGAACGCGCAGGTGCGCGAGAACCGCCTCCGGGCCGAGGCCCTCGCTGCGCTCGACACCGCGACGGCCAAGGCCAAGGAGCAGGACCAGCGCCTCGTCGACCTCGCGGCGCGCAAGGCCGAGCTGATCGGCTCGGTGCAGTACCCGGTCGAGGGTCTCGGGGTCAGCGAGACCGGCGTCACGTTCAACGACGTGCCGCTGAAACAGGCCTCGACCGCCGAGCAGATCCGGGTCAGCGTCGCCATCGGCCTCGCCCTGAACCCGAAGCTCAAGGTGCTGTTGGTGCGGAGCGGCAACGACCTCGACTCACGCTCCATGAAGGCCGTGGCCGAGCAGGCCGAGACCGCAGGCGCCCAGATCTGGGTCGAGCGCGTCGCCGAGCAGGCCGGCGGCGTGACCGTGATGATCGAAGACGGGCATGTGGCCTAACGCGCTGGACCTCGTGCTGGTGGCGGCGCTGATCGTCGCCAGCTTTCACGGCACGTGCTGGATTGTCCGCACGCTAGCCGATGCCCGGCGGATGCGAGGCGTACGCCTGTTGCAGCGCATGTACGTCGCGTTGCAATCGCCGATCCCGAACGAGACGCGCGAGCAGCGGTTCGCGCGTTACGACGCCGAGCGGATCATCATTCGGCTGCGGCTTGAACTGATCCGGGAGCTGGAGAGACGCGAATGAAATTCAGGGACGCCGTGAGGTCTATGGAAGCCTCAGAGTGGATAGCCTGGGCGCAGGTGCTCGTCGCCGGGTCGTACTTTCTGTACTGCGTTTTCGATGCCGTACGCCGGGCGGTGTCGTAATGCCCCGTTACACGTTCAAGAACGGCAACGTCTTGGAGGTCATCCGCACGGGTCTAGAGGCCGAGTTCCGCCTGAACGGCAAGCCGGTCTCAGCGCAAGTGGCCGGGAGCCTTCTCGCGTTTCACCACGGCGTGAAGCCGTTGACGCTGCCCCGGCCTCAGCCCGAGCCGTGGGTGTTCAAATGTCGGTACTGCCGCCTCTGGGCAAGCAGTCCTGTCGGGCGCTGCAATGGGTGCGGCGCGCCGCTCTGAGGAGCTATGGAAGACGACAAGCCGAAGGAAACGCTCCTGGACCTCATGGCGAAGGTGTCGGGCATCCCGAAGTCGGATGCCCTCGACATCTGGAACGCGGTCCAGGTCAACCACAACAAGTTGCGCGAGTGTCGAGGGCCGCACGAGTTCGAGCCCTGCGAGTACATCGGCGCGATGACGCCGAAGCGATACCGGTGCCGCCTTTGCGGGGGCGAGACCGACGCGGTGAACTACTCGTGGTACAAGAACGGCCTGGACCACGGCCGGCAGGAGCAGAGAAGTGAGTGACGACCGTCGGAATTTCCTGAAAGCCATGTTCGTCAGCGCGGTCGGCGCGAAAGAAGCGCTGGTGCGCCTCGCGAGCCCGGCCGAGGTCGAACAGGTCGCTGCCGCGCAGGTCGTCGGGGTCTCGACCCTGCCCAAGCAATTCGACCCGCTGCGCGCCCCGGACGACCTATTGGCGGTGCGCGAAGCGTTCATCCGGGGTGACCCGCTGTACGTGCGCATGACAGACAACATTTTCGCGCCCGTCGGCCATATGTCGTCGCTCAACATCGACTGCGCGGTGGATGCGCGCGTTTGCTACGACCTTGACATTGACTTCATCGCAACGACCGAGCGAATGAGGGGCAAGGTCGGAGGATACCTGTAATGAAGACGATTAGCGCATGGATTCACGCCCACATCGAGGTGCCCGACGACCTCGAAGAGCGGATGCGCGGCGGCCCCGAGGGCGACGCCGACAATACTGAGGCGCTCGAAGAGTTCCGGGCCGGCGTGCAGGCTGGTCGGTTTCGTCTCAGCGACGTCACGATTGACAACCTGGAGCCGGTCTCGTGAGCGACGGGTCTCAGCCGTACGACCTTTCACGCGCCCGGCTCGTGCCGTACGCCCATCAGCGCGTCGGGGTGGACTGGATTCTCACGAAGCCCGCGATGATGCTCGCCGACGAAATGGGCGCCGGCAAGACCAAGCAGACTATCGACGCGATTCAGGTGATGTTCGAGACCGAGGTTCTCGACCGTGCCCTGATCATCGCGCCGGCCTCGGTGCGCTCGGTCTGGTTCGACCCCGAGCTGGGTGAGCTGAAGAAGCATTTGTGGGAGACGACCCCGGCGAGTGTCACTCAGTTCCACGCCAAGCCGAGGACGTGGCACTCGGGACCGCCCGACGCCCGGCGCCGGCTCCAGTTCCTGATCACCAACTATGAGTTCATCCGGTCGAAGAACCGATTGGAACAGCTCCTGGCCTCGACCGGGCCCAAGACCCTACTGGTGCTCGACGAGTCGACGGCGGTGAAGAACTGGACGGCGCTCCAGACGAAGGCGTGTTTCATGCTCCGCAAGCGGTGTGGCCGGGTGCTGCTCTTGAATGGCACGCCGATTGCCAACAACCCGCTCGACATGTACGCGCAGGGCAAGATGATGGCCGACTCCATCCTCAACGACCGCCCGGGGCAGTCCTACACGCTGCAGCACTTCTACAGCAAGTACGCCGTCATGGGTGGCTTCGAGAACCGGCAGGTTGTGAAGTGGCTGAACCTCGACGACATGCAGCGCCGGTTCGCGCCGTACGTCTTGCGCCGGCTGAAGAAGGATTGCCTCGACCTGCCCGAGAAGCTGCCACCGGTGACCTACACCGTGGCGCTGACCGACCCGACGTGGAAGCTGTACAAGGAGATGCGCGACGACATGGTGGCGTGGCTCTCTGACACGACGGCCGCGACGGCGCAGCAGGCGATGGTGAAGGGGCTGCGGCTCGCCCAGCTAACCTCGGGATTCATCGGCGGGGTCTCGGTCGAAGCGCCGCTGCTCGAAGAGACGCCGACGGAGGCCCCGGGGTGGCTTGAGGAGCTGTTCGCGACCGAGGCCCCAGCCGTCGAGTCGACCCCGGCACCGGCCCTCGCGGGACCGGTCGCGGAGGTGGGTCGGGAGAAGCTCGACTGGTTGCTGCACTGGCTCGGGGACCGGCTCGTCGCCGACCCGAACTTCAAGGTCGTGATCTGGGTTCGCTTCCTGCCCGAGCTACACCGCGCCGTCGAGGCCGCCCGCGAGAGGTTCCCTCGGGTCGTGATCGAGGGTCTGTATGGTGGACAGAAGCGCCTCGACCGCGAGAACGCCCTACGGGCGCTTGACCCACGCACGGCGCCGTCGGGGCCGGCATGGCTCTTTGGGACCCTCGGGACCGGGTCGCTCGGGCTGAATATGACGGCCGCCGACAACATGCTGGACCTGTCGTATGACTTCAGCCTGTACAAGTACACGCAGAGTCGCGACCGGATTCACCGCCCGGGGCAGACCCGCCCGACGTCATACTTCGACGTCGTGGCGACCGGCCCGAACGGGCAGAAGACCATTGACCATCACATCGTCAAGGCGCGCCGCGAGAAGCACGACCTGGCGAATTGGACCACGGCGGCCTGGGTGCGCGCCTTGCGAGAGGAATGACCATGCGAAACTACGTTGCGCGATTTGCCCTCGGGGACACGGCCCGGGACGGGATTTCCGGCTACGAAGGGGTCGTCGTCGCGATCACCTTCTGGATCAACAACTGCGAGCGGGTCACGCTCCAGGCGCGCGGGCTTCACGAGGGTAAGCCGTTCGAGGCGCAGACCTTTGACGCGCCGTCGGTGACCCTCGTCAAGCCCATCGAGCCGCCCCAGCCCCAGGTGAAGACGGGCGGCCCGATGCCCAATCCGGTTCGACGGTGATGTGGGTTCCGACCGCGCCCGAGCGATGCCCGTGCGGCAACAACCGCCTCGCTGAGGTCACGACCTTCGGTGGCGACCGGAAGTGGATGTGCCTGAAGTGCGGGCGCGTGCTGACCGACGACCCGTCAAAGATGACGCTGCGGGTGCCGATCAACTTCATCACTCCTGAAAAGCCGAAAGGATAGCCATGCGCAAGTACAGCGTGACCGCCTTGTTCGACTGCTCGAAGTACATGGGCACCGTCGAGGCCGAGACCGACAGCGCAAAATAATCGCTTGACTTCGGTTTTGTGTTCAGGCATACTCGCTTTTGTTGGCGGTCGGAACGAGACCGGCCGCCGACCTTACAGCCGCAACGAGACGGCAAGGAGACGACCATGAGCGAGCGTACTTGGAGTGATCAGCAGCAGGCCATCTTCAACTGGGTCGAGACCGTGGACCCGGCCGTGACCGCCCTGGTCGTCCGCGCTCGCGCCGGCACCGGCAAGACCACCACGATCATCAAGGCGCTGGACTTCGCCCGCGAAGAGCGCATCCTGCTCTGCGCCTTCAACAAGAGCATCGCCACCGAGCTGAACGCCCGCATCACCAACCCGCGCGCCGAGGCCAAGACGCTCCACGCCCTCGGCTTCGCGGCCGTGAAGCGGTACTGGCCCCGCGTCTCGGTCGAGCGTGAGAACGGCCGCCGCGCTGACGACCTCGCCGCGCAGGCCGTCGGCGTCTGGGCGCGCGTCGAGGGTCCGCGCGCCATGGACGTGCCGCCGACCATCATGCGGCTCATCGCCAAGCTCCACACCAAGGGTCGCGAGATCAACCCCTACGCCACCGAGCGCGCAGACCTGCTCGACCTCGCCTACACCTTCGAGTGCGAGCCTGACGAGACCTACCGCGAGTGGTTCCCCATCGAGTGGATCGTGGATCGCGCCCTGAAGGCGATGGAGTTGGCCGCCGCTGTTCAGCCGGTCGACGGCATCGACTTCGCCGACATGATCTTTCTGCCGGTGCGGAACCGCTGGATCCTGCCGATGTATGACCTGGTGGTCGTCGACGAGGCGCAGGACATGACGGTGGCGCAGCTCGTCATCGCGCATCACTCGGTCAAGCGCGGCGGCCGCATCATCGTCGTCGGCGACAACTGCCAGGCCATCTACGCCTTCCGGGGCGCCGACAGCGAGAGCCTCGACCGCCTGAAGGCCGAGCTGAACGCGGCGGAGCTCGGGCTCACCGTGACCTACCGCTGCGGCAAGAGCATCGTGGAAGAGGCGCAGGCCCTCGTGCCCGATTTCATCGCCCACGAGAGCAACGCCGACGGCGTGGTGCGCTCGACCCTGCTCGACAAGCTCCTCAGCGAGGTCGAGTACGGCGATTTCGTCCTCAGCCGCGTCAACGCCCCGCTCGTCTCGACGGCGATGAAGCTCCTGACGCAGGGTCGCCGGGCGCGCATCCAGGGACGCGACATCGGCGCCGGCCTGAAGGCCCTCGTCCGCAAGCTCGCGACCGGCGCGGCCTCGACCTCGGTGCCCCGCTTCCTGGAGCGCGTCGCGGTGTGGGAGAACCGCGAGGTCTCGCGTTACCAGGCCGCCAAGAAGGAAGCCAAGGTCGACGAGGTCCGCGACAAGGCCGAAATGCTCGTGACCCTCGCCAGCGAGGCCAAGAGCGTCGCCGACATCGGGTCCAAGATCGACTATCTGTTCACCGACGACGAGCGCGGCAGCAACGGCGTGGTCACGCTGTCGAGCGTCCACCGCGCGAAGGGCCTGGAGGCCAACCGCGTGTTCATCCTCGCCGACACGCTGAAGGAGCACAACCAGGAGGAGCGCAACATCACCTACGTCGCCATCACCCGCGCCAAGAACGAACTGGTGTACGTCTACAAGGAGAAGGCAGAATGAGCAAGACGTCTGGGGCGCCGCGAAATCGGTACCGGGGCAAGTACGCCCAGGTTCTTCCGAATCTCAAGGCGCTCCCCCCGCAGGATGGACCCTACCAGGAGAAGGTCGAGGCCGCGAAGCGCGCACTCATCGAGCAGCACGACACGCTCACCTCGACCGCCCTGGCCAACATGTACGCCGACCTCGACTCGGCCAAGGATGAGCTGAGCGAGGAGGAAAAGCGGCTCAACCTGGAAATGGAGGCGGTCTCGCAGCTGATGCAGGCCGCCTTCGAGAAGGAAGGCGTCGAGCGTATCGACTCGGCCGAGCACGGCAAGAACGTCACGCTCCAGGCCGAGCCCTATGCGCAGGTCACGGATGCCGACGTCTTCCGCGAGTGGTGTAAGGAGCAGGACCTGGAGCGCAAGCTGTCGTTGCCCTGGGCCACCACCAACTCGATCACCAAGCAGCGGCTGTTGGACGGGCTCGACCCGCCGCCCGGGGTGAAGGCCTTCGTGAAGGTCAAGCCCGTCGTCCGCAAGTCCGCGTAACTCTCAACCCGTAGTGAATGAAGGAGCGACCATGAACGCCGCACGCCGCCAGCAGATCAAGTCCGCCATCAGCCAGCTCGAAGAAGCGAAGAGCAAGCTGGAAGACGCCGCCTCCACGCTCGAAGAGAGCCGAGACCTCATCGAGCAGGCCAAGGGTGAGCTGGAGACCGCCCGCGACGACGAACAGGAGTACAAGGACAACATGCCCGAGAGCCTCCAGAGCGGCTCCAAGGGCGAGGCCGCCGACGAGGCCATCGAGAACCTCGAAGAGGCCCTCAACGAGGCCGAGAACGCTGTCGGCACGCTCGACGATCTCGGGTTCGGCGCCGAGGTGGAGGCGCTGGAGAAGGTGATCGCCGACCTGGAGAACCAGATCAGCGAGGTCGAGACCCTCGACGTTCAGACCTCCATCGACGCCGCCGAGAGTGCGCAGGGCTGACATGATCGACGCGAACTCCGTCATCTTCGGCTTCTGCCTCACACTCATCGCCTTGGTCGTCCTCGACCTCATCCGAGCGCGGACGGCGCGGCGCGAGGCCGAGAACGCGACGCCCGAGCCGTGCCCGAGGTCGCCCGGCGGCGAGCACGAGTACGGGAACTGGGAAGACTGGGAGCGCGCCCCGCGCTCCGGGTCGCTGATCCAGACCCGTCGCTGCAAGCACTGCGGCCTCGCGCAAGAGGCCCGTACGATCCCACGCGTTTGGGATTAAACTAGACGTCATCACCGCGCAACGGGTCGCGCTGACCCCGGGGCCAACCGCCCCGGGCTTCTACCCGGGAGACCGCAAATGGCAGACAGCAAGGCAATCGCCAACACCGACAAGTCCCTCGCCGCCGTTCCCGACTGGCTCAAGGACGAGAACGACGCCTCGGGCACCGACCATATCGGGCGCGACGACATCAACATGCCGCGCCTCGGGCTGGCGCAGCAGATGTCGCACGAGCTGGACCCGAGCCACTCCAAGTACCTGGAGGCGCTCAAGGTCGGCGAGCTGTTCAACACGATCACCGGCGACATCTACGGCAAGGGGCCGCTGGAGTTCGCCATCGTCCGCGCCGACCGCCCGCGCTACATCGAGTTCTTCCCTCGCGAGGCCGGCGGCGGGGTGAAGGACATGAACGTCCCCGAGAACGACCCGCGCACGCAGTTCGGGCCGAACGGTGAGGTTCCCGTCGCCACGAAGTTCTACGACTTCTACGCGGTGCGCCTGCCGCTGCCCGAGGACATCACGGCAGTGATGGACCAGACCATGGTGCTCTCGCTGAAGAGCACGGGCCTGAAGGTCGCCAAGCAGATCAACACGCTGCTGATGCTGCGCCGGCCCAAGCCGCTGTTCGCCAGCAGGTTCTCGCTGACGACCGGGATGGACCAGAACAAGCACGGCAAGTTCGCGGTCTACCAGGTGGCCTCGGCCGGCTGGGTCAGCCGCGAAGAGTTCCACGTCCTGAAGCAGCTCGCCGAGACGCTGAAGGACAAGGAGATCAAGTTCGAGCGTGACGGTGCCGAGGACATCGACGACTCGATGGCCTCCAACCCCGAGGACGGGAGCGGCGCGCCGCCCATGTAGTACCCTTTGGGTGGGCCGGCGCGGTATCCTACCGCTGGATCGAAACGCTGGGGAGCGTCCAGGAACCCGGCCCACCCAATTTGTTCACGACGCGAAAGACACGAGAGGCGAACATGCGAACGAGCGGTACCACTTCCAAGCCGGCCGTCAAGGCTGGACACAACACCGGCGGCAACCTCGACGACGACCGTTACAACGTCTTCCTCGGGCACTTCCACGACCTCGCCGCCCCGATCACGCCCGTCTTCACGACGAACATCAAGGGCGAGACGCTGTGGGACATCTACCTCAGCGCCTTCAAGACCAAGAAGGCCCGGCAGCATCACAACTGCAACACGTGCCGCGCCTTCATCCGCCGGTACGGCAACCTCGTCACCATCGACCCGACGACCGGCGAGACCCGCTCGCTGTTCTGGAATGCCGAGACCGTTGCGGCGGCCCACGGCACGCCGGTCCAGCGCGCGATCAACGCCATGGCTGTCGCGATGACGCACACCAGCGTGAGTGGCGTGTTTTACACGACCGAGACCGAGTGGGGCACGGCGCGCACGGGCATCTGGTCGCACTTGTGCTTCAAGCCGTCGAAGGGCATGCTGCGGCAGGTCACGGCAGCGCGCCCGCTGACGCCGCATCAGGCCTCGGCGAAGTCGCGCGAAGAGTTCGACATGCTGTACGAGGCCCTCGCGGTGTACTCGCCCGAGGTGCGCGAGCAGGCCTACCTGCTCACGCGGCTGGACGTGTTGTTCCGGGGCGAGAAGATCAAGCAGCGGGCCGAGTGGTTCCGCGACCTCGGGCTGCGCTTCAACGGCGCCCGGGCCGCGATCCGAATGAACCTGGTGTGGCTCGCGGCGGCCGTCGCGCCGGCCGGCTGGTGCTACATCAACAGCTCGGTGTTCGGCAAGGTGCTCGACGACCTCACCGCCGGGGTCTCGGCCGACGAAATCCGCCGCCGGTACAACGCGATGCTGAACCCGCTGAAGTATCAGCGGCCGACGGCGCCGCCGGCCGCCGGCACGGTGAAGCAGGCTGAGGACCTGTTCGCGAAGCTCGGCGCCGGCAACGCGCTGTTGCGGCGTCTCGCGACGCTCGACGAGGTGCACGAGAAGATCTGGACGCCCCGCGAGGCGCGCGAGGGGCGCTCGGGTCAGGCCAGCACGCCGATCTTCGCCGACCTGCTCGACGCCGCGCAGCCTCGGGCTCGGGTCGTGGGGCTGAGGGACAGCTTTCCGGGTACGATGACCTGGGTGAAGTTCCAGAAGGATCTGCTGCCGTTCGTACGGTCAATGCGCACGGTGCTGACCTCGGGTCGGCGCCGGTCGGTGGCCTTCCTCACGACGGCCCAGGACCCGACGGCGCCGCCGATCCTGCAGTGGGACACCGAGGCGCGGCGCAACCCGTTCGCCTGGTACGTGTGGCACGGCGGAACCTCGGCGGCCGAGCTGGACCTGATGCCTGACCGGGCGGTCGAGGTCGTGGCGGCCGTCACGAAGCCGTGGATGTGGAACGGCGAGGCCCCGGGGTGCGAGCACCACGGCCGGGGTGTCATCCTCGTGCTGAAGGGCGCGACCGAGACCCGGCGCAGCCCCGGGAGCGGCATCGGGCTGTTCCCGGAGTTCCTGAAGTCCGAGTTCCACGGCATCCGGTCGGTCATCGAGGCGCACGGCAAGCGCGGCACCCTCGGGGTGATTCCGAAGGTGCAGCAGGCCATCGGGCTGCTGATCCACGCCGGGCCGGGCGACCCGCGTGGGGTCGAACTGGACCTCGACCTCGCCGGCGGGCTCCGTACCCGGGTCATCATCGACCGCTACGAGTAGGGCTCCGGGCCTCTCGGAGCAACGACAAAGGGCGGGGTACGGTCGACGACCGCGCCCCGCCCTGTTTCTTTCTCCGGACGTTCCGGAGCCGGCGCTACGTCTGCCGGAACGCTTCGGTCTCGCCCTCGGCCTTGGCCGGGAGCTCCCAGTAGGCGTCGTTCGCCGCCTGGAACCGGTCGACCGCCGGGCCGAACTTCGCGACCGCCGCTTCGAGGTCGGCCGCGATCTGCTCGGGCGTCTTCTCGCCGCCGTCGGGCTTGCGAAGTTCGTTGATCGCGCCGACGACCGAGGCGACGAGCGCCCCGGTGAGGCCGACGAGGCCGTTGGCAGCGGAGGCAATCTGCCCGGTGCGCTGCACGCCTTCGAGAATCTTGGTCAGGTCAGCCATGGACGCTCGGCTCCAGTCTCAGGGAAATGTTGCCACCGACCGTCGCAGTGCGGTCCAGCTGTCGACGGATGGATTGGATGAGGCGCGTGACCTCGCCGACGGTCACCCCGACCTCCTTGGCGAGGCCCTCGGGTAGTGGGGACTTGAGCACGGCGTTGATCGCACTCTCGTAGCTCTCCAGGGCCTCGGTCACGCTGTTCACGTCGGTGATATCGACCGCGCCGCCTACTTGGCGAATGGCGTGGTACTGCTGCAGACGGGTGTTCAGCGTGCGCGCCGCTGGAAGCACCTCGTCACGAAGCAGGGTCGAGACCGCATCGGTTTCCTTCGTGCGGCCGCCTTGGAGCGACGCGAACGCCGTCACCGACGTCTGGACTTCGGTCGCGAGGTTCACGGCCGTCGTCCCGTAGGTCGCGAGGCGCGTGACCGCCTGATCCGGGGTCGTCGTCACCGACCGGCCGCCGCAGGCCGCCGCGAGGCTCGCGAGGGCCAGGACGACCAGTACAGCGGTCGGCGGGAACCCCAAGGGTCGGGCCTTGGGCGGCTCCCATCCGGCCGAGACCTTCACCGGCCGCAGCTCGCGCGTGGAGTCGCCGGCCAGCTCGGCCACCTCGTCGAGCGTCGTGCCGGCCTTGACCAGCGTGCGGGGCGCGGCGACGTTGTTGCGGGCGACCCAGAGCCCGGCGAGGCCGAGCAGCGTGCTGAGCAAGTTGCGAATCGCGTCCTGTTGGTCGCCGGTGATCGGCAGGCCGAACTGGACCCCGACGATCAACAGCGCCGTGACCGTGGCCGTCACGGCCAGCGGTTCCTTTGCGAAGAAAGCAAGCATGGAACTCTCCTTGTTGCGAGTGGACTAGACGCGACGCCCGACGAAAAGCAGCCCGTCACCCGGGTCGCTGAGGTCGAGGACGTCGCCGTTGGGCCAACGGCCAGACAGGTACACGTTGCCGTGTGTGTCGTAGAAGGTGCCCTCGATGGCATCGCACTTGATGCGTCGATGACCCGACCCGCCATACAGCAGCGCAGCAACCTGTCCGTCAGCGTAGGCTGCGCTATCGGCGCGATGGAACTCGCCCGAGACCCCGGGCTTGTCGCCTGCGAAGGCCCCGTCGGCGCGCGTCGAGGCGAAGATGGAGTACTGGCCGACACCACCTCGGCCGCCGTGGCCGATCCCGACCACCTTGGACCGGGGAATGTGCCGCGCCATCGCCGTGAGACGCTGGGCGTACGGCCGGTACGCTTCCCAGCCATGGTCGGTCGGCAGGTCGCGAACGCCCTGCGACGTGTGGAGCACGAACAGCTGGCCGGTCATCACGGCCATCACGCCCACGAGGGCCACCCAACCGGTCTCGTTGACGGCGCCCGACGAGACATCCGGCCCGGGGCCGCGATGCTCGGTGGAGGCGACGGCACGACGGAACCCGATACCCTCACCGTCATGCCGGACGTTGAAGGTGTGGCGCACCTGGGTCTCGGTCCCGCTCGTGACGTGATAGCACGCGACCGAGCCAGGGACGGCCATCTTCTCCATCTGGTCGTGGTTGTACCCGGGGCCGTCGATGGGCGGGTGCGCCGAGGTGCCCCAGGGCACCCCGAGCCGCGCCAGCGGCTTGACGAGCCGCTCGAAGTGCGCCGGGTCGTTCCCGCGCCGGCTGTTCTGCCAGCCCTCGTTGGTCTCGGCGAGGCAGAGCACGTGCGTGAGGCCCGCTTCGCTGAGCCACTGCGCGATGAACTGCATCACGAGGGCCTCGTCACCGTCGACCGTCTGGAGGTCGCCCTGCGTGAGGTCCCAAACCATCCCACGCGCCTCCAGCTTGCGCGCGAGGCGGATGACGACGTCCTTGGCATCGGGCCAGGCCGCGAGGCGCTCGTTGCCCCGCACCATCGGCACGGTCAGCACTTCGCGGTCACGCCAGCCGTCGCCGAGGTGTCGGCCCCAGCCGACCGCGCCGCCGACGAAGCCGAAGCCTCGGATGCCGTTGATGCCGTCGGCCTGGAGCAGGCCCAGCACATAGTCGACGCGGCCCGGGTCGTGCTTCTCGAAGTAGAGCGCCGGGAAGAACGACTGGAGGATGATCGGCCGATACCCGGTCGCGTCCATCCAGCCGTGCGCCGTCGCGACGACCGGGTACTGAATACGGTCAACCGGCCCGGTCGGCCCGGGCTCCTGGACGGGCGGCGGCACCTCGGGGTCGACTGCCGGCTTCTGGTTGTCGGCGTACTCGGGCGAGTCGCGGAGGATCTGGCGCAGCCGATCCGCATCGGCCCCGTTCTCGCGAGCGTGATGCATCAGCATCCCGAACAGCGCCCGGTCGGGGCCGTTCGGCCGCGTGCGCGGGAACTCCTCACGAACGAGGGTGTCGATGGTCTCGGCCGCCGTAGCGTACCACTGCTCTGATGCGAACATGTTCACCTACACTGGAACTCGACGTTGTTGACGACCGGGGCGACGCCTGGCGGGATGCCTGGCTGATACCAGTTCGTGACGGTAGCCCCGCACTTCACGAGGCCGCCGTCACAGACCAGCTCGCCGAACGCCATGACCTGCATCTCGTCTACTTCGGAGGCTGGGAAGAGGTCTGCGATTCGAATCTCCCACGCTCGTCCTGGTTCCACCAGCGCAGCCCACTCGC